GGAGCTTAAACTGTTAAGTGATCCACCATAAATCAACCCTACTGAGGGCTGTATGACCGTAGATAATATCGAAAGTCATGAACACAAACAGATTCTTACTATCAGAATTTGCTAATCCGCAAACACTTGCACCGCTATTTCAAGGGTTTGTAACGGAAGATGCTCAAGCAATTATTGACAATCTTGTCATTAACAAATACTGCATGAGCCAAAGTTCACAGGAGGCTATTAGCGCAATATTTCATGGCGGTGTGAGATATAGACCCACAGTTAACGGCCATCCACATCCAGAGCTAGCTTTTTCGTATGATTATATGTACAAAGAGCTGACCAAAGCTATGGATAAACAAAAGAATGTAGTAGTGATCGGTGGGACCTATAAAGAAGTGCGAAACTACATTCTAGAGGAGTCGTTGCAGGATACAGAGTTTTATATAATAATGGGCATTTACGACTCCCGAGATTGGATCAGAATTACTGATGGCAGGGCCACAGCCATCAAAGATTTTGCTGGTAATAACGCTAAATTAGCCAAATACGCACATGATTACCTGAGAGTCATCGAAGCTATAGATAAACTGATAGCCAACAATCGGCCTTATTTGGATGTCCATGGCGATTTCTTCTACACACGAGTCAGTTATCGAATGTGTAATATCGAAGCTGATATAGGCATTTGTTCAGAGTGCTTATACGACATAGAACCACTGACTTTAATGGCATACGGTTTGCACTTCAAAATACCAAAATTCGTGGCCACAATGATTCAAGCACCAGATTTGATCCATCGAGTTGAATTTGTGGACAGGTTGTTCAACGTTAAATTTAGATGGTCAGGCAAGGAGTTCATTCAAATGGTTATGCCCGGTGGAGAATTAGGCTATACTCACAAAGCCGAAAACTACTTTTTCTGGTGTTTCGAGAACTACTACGAACCGCCCGCAGATTATTACGGCATGCCTTGGGCACCTCATATAATGTGCTTCGAACGCAACGTTGCAATTGGAATACACACGAAAATGAACATTTACATTAATCCAAAACTTGAAACTAGACTTGTAAGAGTCGTGCCTAGCTGCGTTCGAGATTATTGTAGATTGTGGCGAATATTCCCTTGGCTACGTTATAGGAAGATCAATTTCTTCTACACTCAGAGGGATAAGTACGAAGCAATCTATGGATTTGCATGTCGTCAACAAGTCGCCGAATTCGAGCCACCTAAAATACTAGCCTTAGCACATTCTAAGAGATTCCAGATAACTATTGCCGGCCAAGTTCTTCAGTTAGACTGGAATGCAGACATGGACATCGTGACTGAAACTTCCCTTTTTGCAATGGTCCATGCAATTTTTACACGGGGTGGATTTTATGAAATCCTGCAAAAAGCTTTGAAAGCCTCCAAAAGCGGCGGATTCTCTAGAGATTTTCTGCCAAACGCGAAGTTAGGTGCACTGCGCAGCTTGTTTGATT